ATGGAGTACCACCTCAAATGTACTACCACTTTTTAATATTCTATTTAATACTATTTATATACTTGTTTACATTTGGTAATACTTGTTTGTTAATCATGTTGTTACTAATCTAACTACTACTACTTTAACTTATACTACTTTAACTACTAATATTACATTGTAGCGAGCAAGTAAGCCTTACTGCCCTTATTATAGTAATAGAAATAAAAGTCATTGATTTATAAGGGAAAAGTGCTAAATCACTGTATAAAATATGTACTATTTAGCTATTTTAAGGCGATAATAACTGTACATTAATTGTACGACTGCATTAGTACCAAATGTATTTACAGGGAATAAGTACATTAGAGAGGAACACCATAAGGCGATAACCAAATGATGTTCCTTATTAATAGGACTTACTCGAAAGTACTGTAGTCAAAGTTAGGGAATATGACTGTAGCGTTAGTCTTAGCAGCATCACCGTTAGAGATAATGTGTTCTACGCCTACATCACACTTCCAAGGTTCACCATGACGTGCAGAAGTAAAGATTGCCATTTTATCTGGGTCATCAGTTTCTGCGCCAGTGTTACGGGTGTGATTAGTGATACGTACAACCAATGGTTCATAGGCAGACTTACGACCATCTGCGCCACCGATAACGTTGATTGAGTTTGTGCTATCGACTACTTGAGCCATAGTACGTTCTGGGATATTCAAACTATTAGCCATTACTTCTTATCTCCTGTTTTGGTAGGTTTCTTGGCTGTGGCGGCTGTTTCTGGAGCTTTAGTGGCACTCTCAGCAGCTTTCTTAGCTAAGGCGGCTGATAACTCGGCTTCAAGTTTATCAGTGCTTAGGCGCTCGTCTAGGTCGATTTCTGCATTGACTGCTTTAAGTAATATAGCATTACGTACTTGCAATTCTGCGTATTCTTCCTGTTCCTTCTCAAATGCTACTATACGATTGTATGTATACTTGAGAACTTCTTTAAGCACTGCCATTTTTGCTGGGTATTTACGACAGTAGTTAAATGACGATGCTAGTGTTTGTCTTAGTCCACCAAGTGCGCGTGTTTTATCACGAGGCATGTCCTTGATGTCAAGACGTTGCGGGAAGCGAGGGTTATCACTCATCTTCTTTTCCTTCTCGAATTGTTTTGTTTTGCTGTCTTAGTGAATCGGTCTGAACTCAGTCCTAACACTCCGTTTGAGAAACCACCTATGTCTCCACCCCATTCCTTAAAGAACTCGATGTTTTCATCTGTGTGTTTCTGTTCCATACGTACTTTTTCATCAACAGATATTCTGTCTATCCAGTAACGTACAGCCCCTGCTACAGCGTCAATAGAGTCATCGTGTATTAATGCACCACGTTCAACACTAATCTTCTGCATTTGGTGAAACAGTTTGTAAGTCTCACGTTGGTCAATAGGGTGTCTGGCAACACTCTCAACATCATAGTCGATTATGTCTTCATGTACTATTAATCTATGTCTACCCATTACAGGTTCTAAAGTATCAATAATACGTAACTCTTTCTGACCACTCTCCCATACATCCTCTACTAAAGGTGTATGTTCTAGACCTGCTTCTTTATACATACGCATCATGACTGGTCGCCATGCCGCTGCAAATGCACCGTTACCGAAGTTCTTTTCTACCTGTATGTCATTGACACCATGCTTAATAGCTAGTTTACTTAGAGCCTCGTAATACGTATTGTCGTAACCACCTGGCAATTTGAGTATCTCAGCTAGGAATATATAACCATGTAGGAAATACGTTACTGCTGCAACTGTTTCATCGCCATTCTTACCACCACCAGCAGTATCTACGTACATTATCTTACCCTCGTAAGCGTAAAGTTCTGTACTAACTGTGAATGGTCTGTAGAACTGAGGTTTACTTGTGAACTTACCCGTAGTCTTAATTAACTTCTCAGGACTAGGCATCCACGTAATCTCACCTGCACCTTTCTCTGTACCGAACGGCATCACAATCAAGTTCTTAGCCTTGAGTGGGTGTCTATTCTCATCAGACATTTCAGTGTTCAGCATGTGCTGTAGGTTAAAGTACGCACTACCTTGGTCTAGTTCTTTCTTAGTTAATGCTTCTTCATCTAGGAGTACTGGGTCAGTAGGAACACCACGACCACCATCTACACCACCACCAATCTTGTTGTTGGGGTCATCCATCATACCTTGTATATAAGGTGCTAATGAATCTCCGTAGAATCTAGCTTCATCATCTGTAGGAACACGTCCTGTCCATACACGAATTGTATAACCACGTGCAGGCAAGTTGTTGTATATTGAGTCTACTGTCTGTGGTGTACCAAGATACATGATACGACCTTTCTGACATATAGACGTAAAATCTTTCGATAGATGCTCAAGCGCCTGTCTCTGGATTTCTGTTGTACCGTTCTTACTTGATTCAATATCATCAGGTATCAGTAAGTCTGCACGTCTACCCTGCATGTTGGCTGTAATACCGATACACGCAATAGACGGTGACTTCTCTGCACCTTTTAGCTGCCAGTGAATATCAAAGGCTTTACTAGATGCTCTATCACCATGTTGTCTATCAGGACGTAGGCACTCAAGTATATCCCAATTCATGATAATCTGGATTACCCAGTTAGCAATCTCTGCGGCTACTTCACTACCTGCTGATATAATAAGTACTCTGTGTTTACAATCGTGTATAAGCTGCCATACGGCGTACATCGCTACAATGGTTGACTTAGCCTGTGAACGTTGTGCTTGAATCATTCCATGTTGTACATCAGATTGTAGGAATCTACCTATATCAATCTGTAGTGCTGTACACTTGAAACCCATAAGCTCTGTCATACAGTCATACAGGAAATCTTCAAATAGCGCGTAATGGTCTCGCAAGGCTTCTACTTCTGCCCACCGTCTTACACACTCTTGCTCCACTTCGCTCAAAGTCAGCATGTACTGGTGGTCATTAGCCATTAAAGTAAACGTGTCAGTCTCGTCTACATTCAGACTTTCTAACTCTGGTCTACTTTCCAGTACATGTGTCCATTCATCATCGGTAAACTCACCTTCTGGTGCGTCTAACAAATCTTGTTCGCGTTGTGCCATAATAGCGTCAGCGTATTCACGACCTACTCTTTCAATTAGTTCGTTATACGATAAGCTACTAAAATCCACTAATCACCTACTACTTTTAAGGCTGCTGCTTTAGCGTCACCTAATCGTGAGTGTTTCTGCTTTCTAGCTAATGCTTCACGTAGGTTATTCATGTTCTCGTCAGTTTCCATATCAGCTGTGATTTGGTTATCTTTCAAGAACTTTATAGCTGCTGCTATTGTTGCTGGTGATGCGTCAAATGCTACATTACCCGTAGGTACTTCATTACCTTCTTCATCGAAAGTAGTTTCCTCGGTTTCATGTAACACTTGACTTGTAAGAACTTTAGCAACTGCGCCATGTAAATCACCTAACGCAAGTTCTGTTGCTTTACTCATTTCTCACCTATAATATCTTTGTATACTTTGGTTTGTTCTTTAGTGAACCACCAACGTAATCCATATGTACTTGCTACCATACCTGCTATTAATAGCTGATACCATAGAGGTAGCTGGTCTACAAAGTTAATCCACGCACTTGCACGTTTGTCATCAAACCACGCTAGTATAATAGGAAATGTGATTACTATAAGTAAGTACTCATCTTTCCATGTAAACTTCATGTTGTTTAATGCTGCTGTGTCATAGTTGTCGGATGATACCTGTACATCTAATGCACGTTGTGCTTTTGCTTGTTGTTCTGTAGCCTTACGCTCAAAGTAAGAGGATACCCAATTACCTACCGCAGTTACTATACCTAAGTTCATGTTTTACTTTTAGCACGTCTGTCATACTTATCTAGTATACGTTGTGCTTCCTCTTTCATTGGAGACAACGCACACATAGCCTCTTTAAGCTTAATCGCTACATCGTGTCGCATGATTAAGTCTACTAGCTGTTTAGATTCTACTGGTTTACGTATGTAATCAATACAACCTAAGTGCATAGTAGCTATGATGTTGTCTGGGTCGGCTTCTGACGATAAGAACATAATCGGTATGTCTCTCGTCGCTGGATTCATCTTTAAGTCTTTGCACAACTCTAAGCCATTTTTATGTGGCATAGAGTAGTCAAGGATAACGAAGTCGGGTTTCTTCTCTGCAATAGTAGCTAACGCATTGGTAGGGTCTGCTAACCCTACACAATCGTGCCCTGCTGCTATTAAAGCTTCCGTGAATATACCTAATTCAATCTCACTATCATCAACTATTATCACTGTACTCATTTTGAGTTCCTTTGATTCATAAGGTGCAACATTAAGTCGTCTAACCTAGATTCTAAGTTTTTAACAGCAACAACTACAGACTCAGCCATACTTCGTGTATCTTCTTTAACAGATGATAGGTCTTGTGTATTTATGAGTCTAGCCGCTTCAAGCATTGCAGTAACTTCTTCCCTACTTACTGAATCCTCAACTTTAGTATGTAAACGTCTTAGTATCCACCCTATGTAGCCTAATACAAAAGTAACAAGGGCTGACAATGCAGCCCCAATTACTACTAACGCATCTATTTCCATAACTGTCTCAGTCTTACGATTGGTTCAATTTTGGTTGTGCTACTAGACGTAACAGTATAATAGCAACGTTACCTACAGCGGAAACTGCTGCATATACTGGCAATGTTACTAAATCCGATAGTGCAGGCATTAGTGCGAAGAACGCATTTGCAATACCTAGTATTAACGCAGTCTGTACACTATTGAACTTCCACGCTTCTTTCCACTGACTAATTAACGTCATGTTTTACTCCTTATGTTGCAGAGACGGTTGCACCAAGTGCTACTCGTTTCCACGTACCGCCATCGGATACTGCTAAACACGGTGAACCACTATCACCATCTGTACAACCAACCGCTACCATGTAACGAGTAGTTGGGTCTGGTAATGATGCTACACTATAAATTGGTAAGATAAGGTCTCCGTTCATCTTCAAACCATTTGTTGCAACGGTCATGGACTGACGTATACCTACACCGTCACCAAATACTACTGACTGATAACCAGCTTCTAGGAACACTGTTCCACCAGCACCAGTTGTCAATGTACAACCACTATCACTATCGTTTGTGATTACCCACATACGTTCTAGTGGCTCTAATGTCAATGTTCTACTTGTTGATGGTGTACCACCAATTTGTATTACAGGAACATTAGATTGTGTTGCATCTAACGTTTGGTCGGCAGTAGTCACATCTACGTAGGCTTTACCTGTAGATTTATCGATAGTAGTTGGGTCTAGGTTTCCGCTGTGGTAGATTTCTTGCCAGTCTGTTAGTATAACCCCGCTAGAAAACACACGAAACCAACTTTTACCGCTAACCCTATTCGTTACTGTTTGAACGCCCGTACTTAAATTACCAGCAAAGTTCACAATATAACGTGAAGTACCTGCATTATCAACAGGCCCATTTACCAAATCGGCCACAGGTGCGGAAAGTATTGTCATCCCTGCTTCAATGTAGTCACCAGCGTCTAAATCCAACTGAGTTGAGGTGGCGACGCCCCCTACCCCAAAAGCACCGACTTCCATTACATCACCAGCGTCAGTGCCTACGTCACGCGTTACCACATTACCTGTGTTACCGCTTGTGTAGAACTCTACCCAATCTCTATACCCATTATTGAATGTCCTGCCAAAGAACCTGTTTTCAGTAAGTCCTGCCAATACTTCAAAGAAAGTTGTAGAGAAACGTTCTGCATGTATACCTGCCCAGTTGTTAGTGCCAGCAGATGTAGGCAAGTTTAGCGTGTTAGGGCTAGCTGCTATAAACTTACTACCTACAGATATATTATTCATATCTGTCACAGACACACCATTTGACAACAGACCGCCAGCGCCGACTTCCATTACATCACCAAGCGCAGTACCTACATTCTTCGTAGCTGCACTACCTAGTGAATCAATGGCCGCAGCATCTGCATCAGTAAATGCATTAGTGTTAGCATTACGTTCATACGCTGCTTTAACTTCCGCATCACTCATGTCGCCAGTTGCACTACCATCTATGTTAGCAAGCTTAGTCTTCTCACTGTCAGTAAACGCATTAGTATCAGCATTACTTTCATACAGTGTCTTAACTTCTGCTGCGGTAATATTACTACCACCACCACCAGCTTCAAGTGCTGTAAGTCTAGTTCTAATGCTATCAACATCTACGTCATGTGCATCTTCTAAACGGTTTAGCATTGTGTTAAGTGCTTTGACACCAGAGTATGCTAAACCACCGCGAGTAGCTGCAATCACCCAGTCTGCGTGTTCTTTCAAACGACTGTCAATAGTGCCACTAGGTATGTTTGCTAGGTCACGAATGTCACTGAACTCACCATTAAGCTTTGATAGTATAGTAACTATCTCACCTGTCCAGAATCCAAAGTACTCACCTGCTTCTGGGTTACCACTCCACGTACCGCGCAATGCGTTGTAGTTTTGTGCGTCTGCCCATAAACGTTCTAAGTAGTTCCAACCCTGTTCGATGAACGCTAGGTTACTAGCTGTATCAATACCGTTACGATATAGATAACATGCTGCTCTCATAAATAGTGCTACAGCGTGTGGTTCTTCATAGTTACCATATACAGGACTTTGCGTGTATGTGTAACCAATGAACTTAAACGCTACAGTACCGTTAACGATAGTGTCGCCTATGTTCTCGTTCGGGTAGTCTACTGCAATGTTTGAGGTAGTACCGCTACTTAATGCTTCATACATGAAACCATCGTAAGGTGATACTCTATCGCCTTTCTCATAGTATGTAGATTCTTTAAGTTCTGGTATTGACTCAGGGAAGTTTGTAGGTGGGTATCTGTTAGCATCAGTCCATGTATTTCTAATGAGTGTCATGAACTTGTTAGATATAGTAAACGCTCTATTTGCGTTAGTAGGGTCTGTAGTTGCTACTATATCACCTGCTTCTGCACATGCTGCTACACAACGTGCTGAATAACCAACCCATTCAGTATTAGGGTCTACCCAATCAAACGTCCACGTATCAGATGCCGCATCAGTTACACTCTGTTTGTCGAATCTATCCCATACATACGCTGGCATAAACAGACCATCATCAGTGTATCTACTTGCATATTCAGCCTGACTATCTTCTAGGAACTGTAACATTCCACTAAGTCCTGCTGTGTTACCAAGCTTTGCCCAAATAACAGGGTCTTGGTAACCGATACCTGCACTACCACGCCAGTCAATAATCTGACCATTCAAAGCGTTTGCTGTAAACGGTGCAACATGCGGTGTATATGGTAGCTGAATCTCAGGAATAGGTCTGAACCTACGTACTTCGAAGTTTACTGCGTCTGGTGTCTCTACAACGAAACCTACTACATCAGTCTTTTGTAAGTCTACGATTGGGTCTATTACCTCGAACCAACCCAATGAGTTAAGTTTGTGTGGAACAAAGTCACCTAGTGGTATGATTAGTTCACCATCAAAGTCATTTGCTAAGTTACTAGAATCTACATCGTAATAATAACGTGTAGCTGTTGACTCACTTTGACCTTTCTGAATAAACACACGTATCACTGAGTTACCTAAGTTCTCAACTTTCCAGTCAAGTAGTACACCAGTATCTTGTGCTTTAACTTCGTCTTTCACACCACGACCGTATTGTGCTTCGCCTGCACCTGCTGGTATTTCTACACGTGTTGTTAGGTTCTCTAACCTAGTTACACTTTCTTTGGTAAAACCGTCACGACTAGAGAAGAAGTATGCACCTGATAGGTCTACTGGATTACCACCTGTAGGTTTAATCCACGGTCTACCATCATCTACTTCAAAGACTCTATAAACGTTTGCTTCTGTTGCCAGTTTAGCATTCGTCCACTTAGCTTCTTCTGTCTCTTCTTCTAAGTATTGGAACGCTTCATACGCCCACGGTAATGTGTCTACTGCACAGCTAATCTCTGTATCTTCTAACCGTCTCCAGTAAGGCCATGCTTCTATGTTTTCTGATACTCCGACTTCTTCACCAAAGTCATATATAAGTATCGTTTTGACAGTGATAGAGTTAGGTGTGTCTGCTGGGAACTGACTTACAGGGATACGGAATATTGTACCGTTCTCATTAGTCACTACTTCGCTAGGTGTACCATAGTCAGTACCAATAACACCTGCAAAAGGGTTATCGAAGTCCAGACGTGTATCACTGTCTTTACTATACGCACGTACTACATTTATTACTCGGTCACCAAACCCAGTTTGTGTTGTCGTACTTGTACTTTGTACAGATACACTCTGTGCAATTGGTGCATCAGCATCACCACCAATAGTGTCTGTGTTACCATTACTACCATCTAACGAACCAAAGTCAGGGAATAAATCGTCTAACTCTATTCTTGTTAGTGGTGGAAGTGTAATGGTATCGTCATCACCATCAGTGATAGGAGTCTCACCTTGTACTGGTTGCTCTTTCTCTACTAATGTATTTTCTGGTGGTACAAACCCTACATAGACCTCGTTGTTCTCATCCTTTAACATTGTCACTTCATAAGCTAAGTCAGCACTCTGCATTTCTACAGCTTTCTTAACTACGAATAACCAATGTGGTATGTACAACTCATTTGGGTTTTCTGGTGGTTCACCAAGATATAGCTTGTCTACATTAGAACTTACTTTATCAGCGATTGCTAACCACTTGTAATCACCCGTTGCTTTGTATGCTAGTAATGCAGCACGGATTAGTATGAACTGACCTTCACTTGTACCTGCTTCTGATGGGAAGTAACCTTGTCTACCTAATGTGTCGTGGAAAGCATTAACTACTAACCCATCTTCGTTAATTAGAATGTCGGTTCTGATACCGTTGTTTAGGTTTGCTGTACGTTCATTAATGTATTCTACTAAGTCACCTACACGTGAATGTAAGAACCTATTAGCTTCTACATCATTCGCATTTAGAATGTTGAACCCATTCATGTCTAGGTCTTCGGTTGGTGTGTATGTACCTGTACCACCGAAACCTGTGTCATTTAACGGGTCGAAGAAACCATCTGCTAGTTCTTCTAGAATCATTAACGCTTGAGCAAACGATGCATCTAGATTACTTTCTCGAAGTATTGCACCTTCTTCGTAATCGTTGATTGCTTTATCACGTTCTACTATTCTACGTATAAAGAACTCAGTACCTAATTCTACTGGTACTTCTAATTCTATTTGAGTATCACTCAGCCATACAAAGCTTAGTGCGTTCTCGTTAAACTCAGTGTGTGCGCCTGTGTATACTTTGATGTCATCTCTGCGTAAGTAGCCCAAACTGAAATCGACGGGGAAAACAGTCCGTAGACCGTTCCCCTCGAATGTATTAAATGTATTAGCCAATTTATTCTCCAAATTCTTCAACTAACCATGTATGTACCATATCACCGTAGGCAGTATTACCTAACGGCACTAGACCTTGTGCGGCTTCGATTTGTTCTCTTGACCGCCATTCATTAGATGCTGCGTTGGCATAGTCTGACATTAGACCTAACACGGGTACTTGACCCATCACTTCTTCACGAAGTTGTTCTGTCTTCTTGTCTGATGTACCTACTTGATATGCACCCATAACTAAGTCTTTAGCATCTGGAAATATACCAAATTGTGCTATGTACTTGTCAGTTTGCATCTGTCTATAGTTTGGCTCTTGTGTATCGTTGTCTGATAGTGCGGCATAACCCACACCTAATACAGCGAACTTACTGTAACGAACCATACCTGCAATTGCAGCATTCAGCATTGTAGCTGTTACTGCTTCTTTATCAGCAAATGCCATGTTACGACCTAACTGTTTGTTATTCGCTACTATTGGCATCTGTCTGAACTGGAACACTAATGACATAAGAGGACTATTCATCCACGGTGGAAGTTCACCAACATGTGTACGTTGTACTTGTTGTGCTTCATCCCTAATCAGTGCGTATTGGAATTTCTCCCTTGCTACGTCTGACCATTTTTCTATGTTCAATTTGGTAGGGAATCCATCCGCATCATATTCCACTACGTTCTTAAACATAGCTTCTAAATCTGCGTCTGTACCATCAACGTCTGTTAAACCAACATCAGCCATACGAGCATTGCCCATAACGCCTTTGCCGTATTTAAAATGCCGCGCCACGTCCACTGTAAAGCTCGCCTGAGCGATTCTTGACTGTGCCCGTCTAACTGCATTGAAGCCTGTGGTTTTGCCCAACAAACGGCTGGCAGGGGCTTTTAAACTACCCATAGTAGCCTTATCTGCAAGCCACAAACTGACCTGACGTACTTTATTAACTTGTTCTAACTCGGACTGGTCAAGATGTACTGATTGTCTATCTAACCATTCAATGTCGTCTGTTAAACTACTAATTGATTGTATTTCCCTTATTAATTGCTCCTCACTCTTACTAGCTGTAACGTTATCCGCTATTACTCGCTTAGAGTGTTTTGCAGATAGGTTTAGAACAGACCGTGTTATAACCTGACCTGTCTCGATAAGCTGTGCTGTACCTAGACCACCCATACGTGTTAACGCTGTTAGGTCTTTAAGCTGACGCATTTCTTTCACTAGCCCACCACGAGTAGGTCTACCGAACATTAGATTTATTACGTCATCATAGTACTTGTTGTATTTATCAGCATCACCACCAGCAGCTTTAACTTCACCTTCCATATTTGCTTTGAACATATCAATGTCCATCTGGCTAGTTAACATACCGTCTGTAGATTTACTAAGTCCTACCCAACCACCGACACGGTTTGAATACTTAATACCTATCCCTACTACATCGTCCTCTAGTAAGTCTAACAAACGTAAACCATCTACTGTTGCTAATGTGTCTATGTCTGTTCTACGTTTAGCACGACTGTCTGATACAGGTAAGTATTGGTCTTGTTCTAACTCAGGGTTCTTGAGGTTATCCATCATGTTATCAACTAAAGCATCAACGTCTTCCATCTTAGACGGGTTTGTACCGTTCTTTATAGCTGACGTATAACCTTGTCGTAATAATGTCCGTATCTTATCTTCTCCATGCTTACGCATAGCACCTAAGAACTTACCATTATCCCATATATGTGGAATGTAGTGTTTTACTTTGTTCTTACCAGTGAAGCCACCGATGTTAGACTCAACAAGTTTAGACATGTTATGTTCCATGTACTTATCCCATTGAGTTACGAAGTCGCTTACTGACTTATGAACATTTACTTCACTACCTCTACCCTGTCTACGTAATTCCTGTACTCTGAATACATCTTCGTTAAACTGCTTCACTACCTTACTTTGTGCACCAGCTTGTTGTTGAGCATTCATACGTCCAACGATACCTTTACCTTTAGACTTAGCATAGTCGTCAATCATACGAACGTACTGAGGTACAATTTTCATTACACTCTCTTTGTACTCTGCATCACGGATTATACCACCTGTGAAGCGTCTACGTATGTTGCCACCGTAACCTCGACCTATTTCAGTTACACGACTACCAAAGAACTCTAATGAGTTAATCTTACTATCCTGTAACTTACTTCCAATGTCTTTGGTTATTGCAGCAGCCATTCTACCAACCCGGTCAAGTACACCCGTTGGTTTCTTAGACTCGCTAAAGGCACGTTTCTCACCACTTGCTACAAACTGTGTTAGTCCTTTTGAGATTTTAGCTTTGGACTCTTCCAGAAGTTTTCCATAAGCATCCTTTGCTGCTGTCTCGATTTGACTAACTTCCTCTTCTGTCTTATTCGTCGTTGCCGATTCATCTAATACGTCCAAGTCTTCTTCGGTTAGTTTAACAATTGGTTCTGGTTTGGCATCTGTATTTTCTGACTTACTACGCTGTACTACACTTTTCGCATCAGCAAGTGCAGCACTAGCACGTATAACGTCCTCAATAGGTAACCACTTACCAGCTTTAGCCATCCGTGTCATGACTTGCTTTCTATCTCTAGTCAACGCACGTGCGATACCTTCTAATCTTTTCTGATTAGCAGCATTCTCTTTCTTACCACGTATCTCAAACACACCTAACTTCTTACCTATACCACGTAATCTCTCATGCATGGTTTCTAGGTTAGCTTTAGTTGGGTTTTTAAATGCTTCTACTGTCTGTGACTCAGTATACGCTCTAGGTAATAAGTCTTGCTCTAGGTTATCTTTAACTAATGTTTTAGTCTGTGTGTTGTTAGCGTTGTCAATGTAATCACGTAGATTATTTGCAGCAGCTATCTCACCATCAGTAGGATTAGGTAACTTCTGTAACTCTAGTAACTCACGTTTAGCATCATCAAGTGTATAGTACGTCTCACTATCTGGGTCTACTTCATTAAATGTTCGACCTATATCGTAAGACTCGTATCTACCTAGTTGGTTAACTTCGTCGTTAACAGCAACTCTACCTCTACTACGTAACTCTTTAAGACGTTTTGAGTACTCTGTAGTTTTAGGTTGTAAACCTTCTTTACGTAGTTGTGCTGCAATCTCTTTAGCTGACATTTCAACTGTCGTACCAAAGGATTGTCTACTATCGCTATACTTCCGCGTATCACCGAACTCACGCTGCTCCATACGTACAGCAACCATACCATTCAACTGCTCTACTAGCTGTGTCATGATTGGGTCTTTACGCTCTAGTGCCATCTTATTAAGTTCAACAATGTCCTTAATATAGGATAACTCTTTAGGTAACTGTGCGTTAAGTTCTGCCATTTCGTCAGGGTCAGTAACATGTTTGTTAAAGTGTTCTACAGTTAACAAGTCACCTTGTGTTCTATAGAACTCAGCACTAGTTAAGGGTTGTACATCGTACCCATCCCACAGTTCTGATTTGTTCTCTAACATTGTTACATACCCACGTAACACTTCAACGTCATTACTTTTATCGCCCGTCAACACATCTTTTAATGCATTGTTAGTAGAGTAAGTCTTCTGCTTGAATGTCACACCTTGTATAGCTTTGTCAATATTTTTAGGTACTTTACCATCAGGGAATGCTGATGCTATGTGTAGTATGTCTGAGTTGATACGTTGAATTACGTCTCGTGTTTCATCACTAGCAGACTTATTGATTCTACTACCTACATTAACTAGCTTGCTCATAGCAGAGTTCTTAGGGAACACCGTACGTAAAGCTTGTGTTGCTTTGTTGTAACCATCTTTACTAACACTAGTGATACTAGCAAACTCAGGTATTTTTAAACCAGCTAAGGTCTTAACGTTATCTACAGCTTTAGCAGCATTCTTTGTGGTCTTAACCTTTTGACGCTTTTGCTCTAACTCAGGAGTCTTTGCAGTTACGTTTTTAGGCTCTGCACTGTTCTGTGCTTCTTGCGACTCTACTGCTTCTTCCTCAGCTTTGGTTAGGATACTTTCTTGCTCCTTAGCACGTGATTCACGTAACTGAGTAACATACTCGACACCTTTCATACCACCGCTGAATGCTGTACCTAGACCTATACCAAACGCTGTGTCCATCATTATGTCTAACTGATAGTCACGTGCTGTATACGTATGGTCTGCTAACAACATAGGTGCGTTTGTAGCTACACCTTCTATAGCACCTGCTGATGCCCACGAAGCTAACTTCGCTGCATGAGGACTACCACTAATGATACTCTTACCACCAATCACACGTGCAGTCTGCCACGCTTTGTTGGCTTGTACGATACCGTAACCTGCTTTAGCTGCTGGTGCTGCTGCAATTATTGATGTAGGGTCTGCTACTAGTGCTAATGCACCGAACCCGAATTGCGCATACCACGACATATCATCGAATTGTTTATTTTCTGCAATGTCTTCTATAAGTTGGTCACGAAGTACTAGTGCTGCTGTGTCATTCCACTTTACAGACTCTTGTAGTATCTGTGTGTGATATTGTTCAGGAACACCTTTTAGTAGTTCTTCTTCTGGTAACTCAGTGTCACCGCCATACTTACGAGCATCAAATAACAACTCTGTGTCTGCAACGTTTGCTACACTACCCATTAAAGAGAATGCGTTACCTGCTTGTTGCCAGAATGTCGGTTCGTCCTCTGGTTTTGCTTCAAACTGTAAATGCCCATTACGAACTGCACGGTTGTACTGTTCCTGTGCTTCTGGGTTACTGTCTAAAACAATCTGCATAGCACCTGCTAAAGTATTGGTATTATCTTTAGCTGTGTCATAGTTAGCACGTACTAATGCACGACGATAACGCATAACACGTTGTGGGTCTCCATACAGTTCTGCTGTTACAGCATCTAGTTGTTCCTGCGTTGCATTACCTTCTTTGAAGTTACTGTACGTCTCACGGAACTTTTTCTGTAAACCCGTCATTTCAGTTATTTCTTCTGCACTAGGATATGGTTCACTTGTGCCTAACTGATAAGGTACTAGACGGGAATAGTAGTCCTTGTATTGGTCATGTTTCATAGGGTCTGGGTGTTTACCATACTTTGTATAGTAGTTAGACATTTGTTGGTCTAGTGCTACTAAACCATAGTCTACGTCCACACCATTTATATTACGTGTTACACCTGCTACAGTACGACCGAAGTGGTCTTTACCATAATCATGCGTTGTAATCTGTGAACCCTCTGGAACAATGTCTTTAGCAAAGTCTGATGCAACTTCACCCTCTCGCGTATTTAAACGCTCGTTCTTATGTACTGACTCAGGTGTGTTGATGTAACCTACCCGTAACTTGTCTTCTTTTGTTCTAAACGTATCACCATCTACAACAGACGTTACTTGAGTATCACCACTACCTGTATCTACTTTTTTACTGGGTCAGGACTCCCAGAGTACATTTGTATTTGGTGTGCAGCAGCTTCTAACCTACGCACTACACCATCATCTTTACCTGTAGCTTTACGCTTGTTGTACTCTTGGTGATTGAGTAACTCTACACCTGCTGCTTTGTAGTCACCACTATTGAATAGCTTACGCGCAGTAGGCGACTGTTGTAAATCACCTCTGTACGCTAACTGTATAAACTCAGCTTGTAGTTCTTCTGGTAGTTCATCGAAGTTATCAATTGAATTACGTGCATACTTTGCGTGTTCTTCAAATGTATCTTCAAAGGACATACCACGGAACTTCCCAGTCTGTCCTACACCAGATGTAGTGATACCCTTGTCATCTTTATACTCACCGTCTACGTAACCTTCTTCTTCGGCTACACGTCGTTCCGCTAATGATAGTGGTCTACCTAGTGTTGCTTCTAACTTAGCAACTGCTTCTTTTCCATGATATGTCATAATTTACCTTTAGTATGGGTATGCTGGTCTTCCACGAAGATTCTCTTGTTCTTCTAACCAGCCCTCAAATGAATCGCCTTTCGCTTCTTCTTCCATCTGATTAAAGTTATTACGTTGTGTAAGTACATCAGACCACATACGCATTGTGTTAGATGGAACTCTTATTGGTTGCTGGAACTGTGGATGGTCTACAAAGAAACCGTCTGTACCGTCTACAACATAAAAGCTAACATCATCTTCTAATGGTATGTATGGTTTATCGTCACTCACTTTCATACCACCCATTTGTAGTATAGGAGTTAATAATGACGAGTTACCTACTGGTGCTGATACACCATCCATCAACTGCTCGAAGTTATAATCAGTCACTTTGTCTAACGACTTACCGTTGATTATGTTCTTACCGCGATATGTTAATGACGCGTTCTGTAGCGATGTCTTTAGATACTGCTCTGCTAACTTCATGTCACCTTTATACACTACTAAACCACGATTGATTTCTTCCATAGCATAACCGAGTGCTGCACTGTTTGGTGTAGAGTCTGTGAACTGCTTGTATAGCTGACTAACTCTATCACGTTTACTTACACCACTACCTAGATTCCACTGTGTTGCGTATATATCACGACTACCTTTATTCTTTGTGTAAGCGTCAATGTCTTTATTCATCATTTCTATGGTCTGTCCTACTGACATACCACGACGAATCATTTCATACTTATCAAAGTTCTCGCTACCAATTATATTTTTGAACGTGTCAGAGTTCTGAGCAAACTGACTTAGTGACTGCATAGCTAATAAACCATCGTCATTAAGTTGTCCATCTTCATTAATCATACCGTGGAAGCCATTAATAAATGTCTCCGCTGTACGTTTAACTAAAGGAACATCTGTCTGTCTACCTTTAATACGTGAAGCAATACTCTTAGCTACTTCTGGTTTTGTCATGATGTGCTTAACAGCTTCTGATGCACTAATATCTTCAACACCTGTCAACCTACCAACATCTTCGATAATTGTCATATCCATGATGTCTTCAAGTTCTTTAGGTTTTGGTTGTAGTGTTGATAGTGCTCCAGAACGTTCTACAGGGTCGTCCATCCGTAAAGCGGCTGCAATATCGTCAATTCGCTTTTGTGCGGCTTGTGCTTTCTGGGCAGCCTCAAACGCGTCTTTAGCAATCTTCTCAGCGGCTTTCTTGGCTGACTGCTCCGATGATAGGGCAGAAGATTTAGTCTTGGCTAAGGCTAACTCAGCTCGTTCTGTGCCACTCGACCGACCAGATAATTGGTCTAATTCATCAAGTAAGTTGTGGTATATACCAGATGCAACTTCTAAGTCGTTAGCTTCTAATGCTGCAATCTCTGCATTCTCATAAGTTAACTGAACTTGTTGACTGAACTTAGTATCATACGCACTTACTGCTTGATTAAGTGCAGTGGTCTCTTTCTCATTTAGAGTCTTTAACCAACCATTAGCTTTTGCTGCTGTGTATGCACCAATGTTACCGTTACGTAGTGATACACTAAGACCTTCGTTAACTACTCCGCGCCAAGCAATATCATCCATACCTTTTGGTTTAGTCTTACCATCAAAGAAACTCTTGATGCCTAACATAAACCCACCAGCTTCTTGTTGTGAGGATATTAACCCCTTGTCAACATTCCACTGGTCAAAGGTGGCTAGTGTCTGGTCTAAGTACGTCTGTCTCTGCTGAGTCTGGTTATATGCGTAATGACTCTCATACTGTTTAGCAGCAAGTTTAGCTGACATAGTATGATATGCATTAGCAACCATAGTCTTAGTTTCTTGGTCATCACCATAAGGTTCTAGTACTTTATCAAGACCTGATTGTAGTCTTGCTTCATAGTCTTCTGGTGTTTCACCTGCGTACTTATCTAGCTCACTAGCTTGCTTAATGTACTCGCTCTGTACCGCATTCTGAGCAGCACGTTGTTGTGCAGCACGATACTCTACGTTCTCACCGAATACAGCACGTTCCCAACCAGTATGCTTTTTAGCTTGGTCTACAGTGTTAATAGCGTGACCTTTACCTTGCCTTACGGCAGCAGCATTAGCACGCTTTTCATTAATGTTGTTTGATTCTTCTGTCAAACGTTGTTGTAAGGCACTACCTAATGACTCTGCAAATGCATCTAATCCCGGTGTACCTTCTCTGAATATCTCTTTAGTTGAGAACTGTCTTGCTTGTCGCTTCTCTGCTGGTGGATTAACGACACCTGCGTTAGCGTCCTGTGTTGCGCTACGTTGTGGTTGTCCAAATTGTGACATTTAACCTCCAAACAAGTTAGAGAAGCTATAACCATCTGCTGCAAAAGACTTTGCTATTTTCATATCACCCATTTCAAAGTTACTGGCTGCACCTAGCAAGTCGTCTATGTAACTTATCTTCGGTAGGTCTTCGTTGATAGCAAGTAAGCTACTCATACCAGATGTTATCTGTGACAAGTAACCTTCTGTATCTATTGCTGCTTTACGGTTAGCACGATTGATTGCAAATGCTTCATTCTTCTCTGTTTCGTACATAACGTCGTCTACAGAGCCACCTTCTACACCTGCTGTCGCTGCTGCTACTTTAGCGGCTGCTTCTGCTTTGTCTTGATTTATTTGTACTTCAATATTGGTAAGTACTTTATCTTGTCTTACCGCTGCGATGTTATACTGTGCTGCTTGCATAGCACTGCGTATATTAGCTTTCTTCGTTTCAGTAGCACGTACCTGATTGTACGTACTAGCATAAACTTGGTCTGCTGCTGTACCTGCAAGCGCACTTATACTCGACGTAACTGCCGTTGCATAAATACTCATTACATTCTACCTTTACTTTGGTAATACTGACCTTCCCAGCTAATACTATTGATAGTACAGCCTAACCAGTTATCACAATAGAACTCAACATCTGCTAAGTTAGCATCTTGTGCATACGAGAACTTATAGTTACCAGTGTAGAAAGGTATTGTACCTAACTTATTAGCTAACCCGTTAACGTACCTACTATTGAATACTTGGTCTGGTGTATCGTAGAAGTCAGACACTATACTCATTTTAATCTCGTTAGTTTCTACTAACCCTAACGTAAATCTACCAACACGTAATCTATCTGTTGTAATAGCTTGACCATCTTCGTTGTATCTAAATGGTCTTGTTGGTCTATAGCGTGACTCGTACAGTTTACCTACGTATACCTTACCCTGACCTATTGGCTCATTGAATACAATAGTGTTACCAGTGATTTCAAAGCCAACTTTAAACAGTTCATTGTCTGTACCTTTACCACGTACACAGATTAAGTCCTCTTGTACGTAATAGTTTGGTAAGTACGCTAACGTTCCTGTAGCACCTTGTGTATCTAGTACCAGTAAATCATCTAAGTATACGTCTACATCTTCTTGTACCTGTGAGTACATACGCATAACTTTTAGATATACATTACTATCTTCTACACATATTAGTTCTAATTCGTCATTCTGGAAGTATGCATCTATAATCTCTGCACCACCACCAAAATCCCATTCACTCCATGAACCTACAGCACTGTCTTTAACAGTAGATTTCTCATACACGTATAATGCTGAATCGTATATTGTGTTAGTCAACATCACTATCATGTTTAAGTTAGGTGACGCTGTTAGTACCCGTGCTTTACCTTGCATATAACCAATCACTTCATGTGTTACAGGTGTAGCAAAGTCTTGTCCAGTGTCTTTCTCCCCTGTGTACTCTTGTAACCCTGTTGAGTTACCATAGTCAATTGGGAAGAATACGGAGTTACCCATTGTTACTGGAGGTACTGACGTTTGACAATCATACTTAGTTGTAAGTGCCATACTAACAGTTTGTGGTGTTATCGCTGTACTACCATCAATCTTAAACTGTGCATTAGATGATACAATTAATAAGTCTCTGTTATGAGGTACTATGTACTCTAACTTATCAACACCTATAGCTGACGATGATATTGATACCATGTCACTTACTAATAGGTTAACTGCCGACTGTCTCCAGAAGTTACGTACATCATCTGTCTCTGACATAATGGCAAAGTTTTCAGACAGGAATACTAAACGTTTCTGAAAGTAACTCATACCAGTAATAGTCTGACCTACAAACTCTGGTTGTGGTACTGATTCGTCGTCACCAACCTGTCTATCTTTCCATTCTACTTCACCCACCAGTACGTTATTCTCTTGGAACTTAATCTGATGTGGCATTGTAGATGTATCGAACTTATACGGTTCTACAGGACTACGCGATTCTGCCCATACAACTTCTTCTAATGGCTCACCAGTAGGAATGTCGCTGGTACGTTCTGCTTGTAGATAGTACACACCTTTCTCTGATGTAGGATTCGGACGTACTTTAATACGTGTTCCTACTACAGCATACAGTGGTAACCCATCCACATTCTCGATGGTACGGTTAATAGCTATGGTTGACCTATCACCTTGACCAGTCTCAATCTCTACGTCTACCCAGTTGTTTCTACCATCTTCCCAGATAGCAACTGTTGAACCAAATGCTGCTGCATTCAGTGACGTGTCTGGTATAGAGTTATTGATGTTCTCTGCTAACTGTTTTGCTACAGCACTAGTTGCTCTCGCTTTATCTGCTCTATCATAGTCTGGTGGGTCTTCTGGATTACCGGAAGCAATCAACGCAGGTACAACGACTATTCTACTAGTACGAGTACCATCACTCTGAGTTATATTAACCCTAAGTGTCTCACCATACGCTAAAGCTGCTGTAACGTTTACATGACTTACACGCTCAATGTTACCGTCTTCAATATCTGGTAACATTTCAACCTCAGTCTCTTTGTTAACTACATATGTAGTGCCGTCAACTGTCTGGGTCGTAATGTCATAGCCAATGTAATCTGATAAATCACCAGCAACTGTTATAGGTTGATTGTCTCTAAACGCTGTAACTGTACCATCACTTTTGTCAATCAGTATACGATATACTACACCGTCTCTTGTGTATCTATGATGATGAATGTCACCATATGTTATCTGGTTACGTAGTACTGTCTCGTACTGTAATGGTGGTCGGCGTGTTAATTTCTTAACTGGGTCTGACCTAAAGTTTACTTGTAACCCTGCTGTACCTCTACGTCTGTTACGTGGAGATAATGTACTTACACCATGAATAGGTGATGGGTATAAACCTTCTATTCGCATATACCCTCCTAACGTTGTCTCAAGAAACTAGAGGTTTGCGTGTATGGTCTAACACCCATACGGGCTTTGACTACACGACTCTTGTTAAACATGTTGTACTTGTTTTCAGTCAAGTCTTGGTTGTTTAACTCTATAAGTGTTCTCGCTGCATCTTCTTGAAGTTCCCTTGTTTTATTAGGGTCTTCTAGTTCGTCACGTATGAACTGTCCTGCTGCTCTGTATGCACAATAATCCTGTGCTAACTTAGGCAACTGTTCCCAGTCTAATACGGTAACTACTAGATACGCTATTACTTCTCCATCATGTTTGTTAGTCTGGTTAATCTTGTTGTAAACTTCATTACCTCTCTGTACGTAATGGTCATCTACGAATACTACACTACTATATGTGTCTGGTAGTACAATGTTACCTTTACTATTTGGGGTAAGTGCTACTTGATAATCAGAGTTGAACCACCAACTTTTACGTTGTAGTTGCTTACGTATCCTATCAAGTGTCGTCTTAGCATTAGCCGCATCTGGGTGTGGCGTTTCTAAGCTGTTTACTGGTGATGAACCGATTAGTCTTAACAACATGTTCATTGCTTCTAACTCATCCATCTTCTTTCCTTTTGCAAAAGAAAAAACATATATGGAGGATTCCATACATGCAGTACAATAGTACTTATGGAACGCACTACACGAATGTAATGCGCTCTAAAGTATTACTGTTTAAGTTATACTGGTGTCTCTACGGCAGGTTGTACACGGAAGATACCGCCAGCCATTTCCGCACGATTTGGTGTAACACCATACGCTAGGTACGAGTCAATGAACCACTGTAGTTCTACATCGTGGTAGTAAACCTTAGATGTTAGTGGGATTGTCTCACCAGCAAGTAGTGCTTTAGGCATAAGTAGTAGAACTTTACAGTTCACATCTGCCTGTGTCGCATTGTATGCATTACCGTTACCCGCATTTGATAGGAAGTGAGTTTGACCTACATCTTCTTGTGACGGGAATCGGTTAGTAACTTGTACACGTACACCGTTAGCACGTAGTACTGTACCAGATGCGTAATCGCCATTTGCTGTACTGAAGTCACGGTCTAGTAACTTATCGTTACGAAGAAGTGTGTAGTACTGAGCAGGTCGCATTAACAGCACACCGTCCATGATGTCTACATCTTTCTCTTCAATTTTCTGGCAAAGGTCTTGAATCGCTAACTCTAGCAAATCTGGGTCTTCTTCATCACCTGCTGCTGCAAGTGTGATTACTGAACCGCCTTGGAAACCTTCTGGTGCAGTACGTACAATGTTGCTAGGAATCGAAGTTCCAGTCACATCATCCCAACCACCTGACAAGTTACCGTCTGGGTCTTGGTTAGTAATCTGTGCTGCTTTGATTGCTTGTACGATGAACGACTCGTCGAAGAACTTACCAATTGTTTTACCATGTTCCATACCAACTTCTTTACGCACATCAATGTGTGACAGGAAGTCGTCAAGTAGGAACTGGTTAGTACGCGCTAGTACAATAGTATCTACTTTAACAGAGATGTTATCGAACGTAGGGCTTGAATCAGTAGGACGTACACCACGACTAACTTTCTGCAACGCTGTAAAGCCGATACGGTCGTTAGTGATTGTGTCTGTACCACGTACTGATTTGAACTTAAAGAACTGACGCATGAAGCTGTCTTTAACAAAGCGGTGTTCTACTTCACCACCATACTGTTCGATGTACAGCGGGTTAATGTTACCAGAGTCTACACCACCTTGGTGTCCACTACGTACTTGTTGTTGTGCTACTGGTTGACCAATAATTGACATTAATATTTTCTCCTAGGAATGTCTTGTTTAGATACCGCGCTGCATACCAGCAGTACGTTGTCTATCCAACTTATCTAATTCTGTTGATTGTCCGTAAACGTGTCCTTGTGATTCTAGTTCACGGAACTTACGGGTATACTCGGCTTTAGACAATGGTGCTAGACCACTGTTATCGGCTGCGAAGTTATCACCTGATACTAACTCGGCAGATTGCACGAATGAGTCTGATGATTTAAAGCGACTAACTAAGTCATCAATGGCATACTTAGCGGCAATACCACCTTGTTGTAGCAGCTTGTTGATTTCTTTACGTTCGTCATTTGGGACGTTTTCTTTAGCCCAGCCAGAAAGTTCTTTCCAAGTCTCAGAACCACTTTGTTGAGTCACGTCTTTAAATGCTGCTTCTACTTGATTGTATACTGCATTGTCGCGCTCAGTAGCTTTGTTCTTACTCTCAGTGTGGAACTTTGTTAGTTGGTCAGACACGATAGATGCTACTGCTTCACCATGCTTATCCACTAACTGCTTCGCTAAAGCAGGTGTTAACTTACCATCATTATCCATGATAGCTTGTGTAACTTCCTGCGGGTTCAGTCCTGCATCGTTTAGCAATGACTCAACTTGTTTAACTACAGGAGTGTCGAAGATGGATTTAGTGTCGTCAGTCTTTTCCTCGTCGGGCTTTGCTGGTTCACTTTTATCTACTTCTGGCTCTTGTGGTTTATCTTCTGCTGGTGGCTGCTCAATGGGATTACCATTTTCGTCTAACGATTTATCATCCTGCCAACCTTCATTTGGTGATGGTTTTTCGGTTGGTTTATCCGTAGGTGCTGCACCATTACCGCTAACGTCTTCTGCACCAGCGGCTTGTTCCATAAATACTTGACCAAATAGTCTAGGCATTTTGTTGTCCTTGTCCTTGAGCTACTGCCTGTGCTTCCATACCTGCTGCTTGTGCCTGTGCTTGCATTCTCGCTTTACCTTCTTCTGCAACTTTCTGTGCATCTTTAAGGAACTTCGAGTATTCAACACCATGACCTGCACCTAACATAGCAATAAGGTTGCCCATATCAATCCATGCTGCTGCTGCATCTGGTAGGTTAGCTACTCCTGCTAAGTCTTGTATTAATGCGCGGATGTTATCCAACTCACTATTACGACTTAACGAATCGAAGCCAGTAACTATCGTTGGTTCTACATTTTTGAATGCAGGGTCTATCTTACGCATAAGACGTTTAGCTAGAGGAAGTTGTAACTCACTTGCTAATCTTGAATATACACCACCTAACGAACTTTCTAGTTCATGGGCTTGCATCCGTATTTCTTCTGCTGTTACACGTTCTGCGTCTCGCGTTACTTGACTATTAAGTAAGAACGCTGATGCTACTCTACGTGCTACAGAGTCGAAACGTTCATTAAGGAAAGCACTTGCTTGCCCCATGTCTTTTGATGCTGTGTATGCGAATATGTCTTGTTCACGACCTTGTACATATGCTCCAGATGGTGCTTCTGTTAATGCTCTCACATCAGTCATCCCTGTAGGATTAACTAAGTTTTTAACATCTGTAACTACTGTTGCGTAGTCCACCATAGCTTCTGCAAATGTACTTAGTAAACTAAAGTCACCTGAGTATTGTTCTACTAGACCTGTACCATAGTTCTTACCTCTGGCTAGTTGCCAAGTTAAAGGTATCCACGGTAGTGTGTCTTTTGTGTAGTAACCCACTCGTTTGTGACAATAACAGATGTCTTCCATTTCCTGCCAGACCATGTAACGGTCACGTGTCTTAACAATTCCAGTATACAATGCAACTTCGTCTGTCTCGCTATAACCTGCACTATGTGCTACGGCTGCTAAGTCATCACCTAGTGAATCTACTGTCTTTGTTTCTTTAATGATAATCTTTGTAGGATTACCACGTAGGTCACGTTTTATTGTGTAGTCTCTCATTGAGTACACTGTTACATCATCGTCTGGTGGCATGTACAACATACTATTACCAGTGATAATCAACTGAACGATTATATCTATTAGTGCTACCCTTGCACCTGCTTTCTCTAACTCTCGCATTGCTTCACGTTCTGACTCAGCTAGTGCTGCATCAATGTTAGCTTTAGACATACCAGAATTTAGTAACTGTTCTTCTTGTGCCTTAGCTAGTGTCATACGAAAGAAAGGTTTTGCAGGTTGGAACAGTGCCATCATTATCTTGTTTGATAAGTTATTGACTGACTGCGCACCAACACTTTGAAAGTCGTTCTGCATTTCTTCACTTTCTTCTAACGGGTCGTCTGGGAATATCATAGGTAGTGTCCAACCAGCATACCGTTCTGCTTTAGTTAGCACTTCTTCACGGTCTGCACAACCACCTGCGAACTCACCCTTTAGTTTGAAGTCGTGTGTTAAGTATTTAGCTTGTAATGCATTTATATCCATACGCCACCTAAATACTTACGTTAGTGCTTACGTCTTCATCTTCTTCTAGGTCATCATCAACCTCTAAGCTAACTTGACCTAAGTTACCTAATCCCTCACCTTCTGTCTCAGCAAATACTTCTGCTGTACGTGCTTGCGCTTCGGCTTCATTAGCATCAATCTTTGCTTGCTTATTTGCAGCTTTCTGTGCGTCTCGTTGTCTCTTACTTGAGTATAGAGTCGCACCTGCCGTTGCTACGATTGCTGTTGCAATGAATGACATTCTTTATTCTCCAATTGTTTATCTAGCGTCTCGTAGTCTGGGGCTATGAACTCCTTATAGACTTCTTCGTCACTAACTTTGTCTGTAGGTAGGAATGTCGTCCATACAGTATCTTCTAATACGTAACCTGCGCGTTTAGTTCCTGCTGGACTAACAAAGGTACAAGGTGCAGATATTTCTCTAACACCTTCCTCTGTTGCAACACGTATCTTACCTTTGGACACTACGTTAATCTGCGCTTTCAGATGTATCTCTCCTACTAACGCAGTACCTTTAGGTATGAATATTTCCCTAGCATACACACCGTCTGCTGTATACACTTTAGGCTCTATTGCAACACCTGCTTCTGACTCTACCGATTTACAAGCCAGTTCAATTTCTACTAATTTAGCACGCCTTTCAGATGTACTTAGTAGATGCCATTGCTCTAGTAGTTGTAAATTCATAATAAAACTATCCTTATTACTTGACCTTAACCAAAGAAGTACTTTGCATTAAGTATCTCGTCTATGTTGTAGTTTCCTGTTTCTGGCATGGTTGACATATTAGCACCAACTTGCTCACCCCACTCCTTGAGCGGCTCTGAGCGGCGATATAACCAGAGGAAAGCCTTTGGTATAGATTTATGAAAACTCTCCGTATAGCCAGCGTGAGTGCCGTAATCGTCATGAATCATAGCGTAACTTGAATAATCCGTACCGTTTATAGCAACGACCATATGAGAACTATCAATACTATGTATGAAGTTTGGTGCTACACCATTACGTTGTGCAGACTTCCATGGAACACCATCTTCTTCCATATCGTTAATCTTCAGACGAATCATACCATCTAACTGTGTCTTAACAGTCTTGACTTTACATTCCTTGTAGAACTGATAGACAGGGAATCCTATAGGTGTAATCCAGTTACAGTAACTAGTACCTACATTCTTCTTAATCCAGTCCATAGCCTTACGTGCTGCTACTACAACTTCACCAATCGAATCCCAGAGTATAGGAGTAAGGAATCTAGCAAACTCGAACTGCCTGTCTTCTGGTAGTTGGAACTTAGACCAGTTATCTACTACATACTCATGTACATACGCTCTAGCTGATGTTTTAGTTGCACCGTATGGTAATGTCATAACAGGTCGTTTTGCACACTTCCTACCTACACCAACTCGCAACCATATCTTAGCCAACGGGTCATCCATCTTCTCTAGCTTTCGTGTTACAACGTCTGCTACTTCTTGATAGATGTCCTGTGGTTCATCACTGTCTACTAAGTTAGTTGCTTTTGCACCAATATCGTCACGTAACATTGCTGAGAAATGTTGTAGACCATTACAGCTACCATCTAAACCTACTGGTATTTGACTGGTTGCTTTAGGGTTTCTACCGTAATCACACTTAGCCCAATCATAACAGAATGCTAGGAACTGATACGGTTTGTCTGCATCACCCCACCACTCACGACTACCTACTGGGTCTTCTACTGTTCTACGGATATTGTGCTCGTTTGACTTAATCCACTGCACACGGTCTGTATATGACAATTTGTCTTCACCATAAGTATTAGCACCTTGTATCGCTAACCACTTTATACCACTATGTCCTAAAGGTACTTCCTCTTTGAAACGTAGTAATCCTTTGGCTATGTCTGCACCTTGAGGAGATAGTCCTGCTGTAGCACAGTATATACGACCACGGAAGTCTGCTGTGTACGTGTAGTAGAATTTATCCCAGTGACGTAGTTCCTTAGCCAACTTATGTGCTTGCATGAATGCTAACACTTGACCTTTGCGTTGACGCTCACGACCATAGGCAGATTTAGCTCGCATCTTCCAGTCGCGTACTTCCTCTTTCTGTAGGTCAGTTAAGTCTTCTTTCTCAACGTCTTTCAGGTGTTCTGGGAAAGCTGGAACTTCTACAATCTTACTACTAGGCATACCAATACCAAGACCTTTACTGTAGATTTCTTCCTGCACTTTGAGTACGTCGTCGTTAATCTGCCATGCAGTGCGTTGCAACTTGTTAACTGCTGCCATATGCTGCAATGGTGGGTTCGCCTCAACAAACTCTCTATGCTCTCTCCCTTTAGTCTTAATAAATCTAAGACGTAAATTTGGGTGATAGTAACCACCTGTTGTATTGTTAGCCCACGGACGTGGTGGAATCTTTAGAGGTAGATACATTGGGCTTAGTAACCCACGTTCTTTCTCAAATTCACCAGCCCATTCGTCAAATGACGCTGTGGTCTCTAATACATACAGATACTTACCGTATCTAAATTCTTTGTGTAGGAATACTACATCACCGAACGTATTCAGTATTGAACGTAATACTCTTGTTCCTACTTGGACTTTTGTAGTCAGACTCCAGTCGTTCCACTCAATGTCGAAGTCATTAAACTTCTTCATCATTACTTTATGTTTGTGTACATAATCAGTAACGTTTTGAGTAGCGAAAGACTTTCTAACTACATCGAAGTACTCTGGATGCTCTGTCTCAAACATCAAGCACTTTGCATCAGCTTCTATACGTGAGCCAATGTCTAACGACACTTTTAATGCTGTGTTTTTATCTGGTACTTGAACTGCTTTAAGTACAGACTTTAGACCTAGATACGCTATCTTTATGAAGTCGCCTTGTGATACTGAACGTATTACACCATCATAGTTAGCACTCTTTCCACGATTACCTTTACGACATAGTTCTTCTAAGAAGTTACCTGCATCTTCTAGTCGTTCGCGTATTAAGTGTGACATTACATCTGTAGTATCACCTGCACCTTGCTCTCGTAGTCTGTCTTGGTTGGCGTAGTACCTTTCAGCACCACGCCTAACACATTCGTTTTCCCACTCTATCTGCTTTCCAATCATTGTTTTGCCTTTTTTAATGCTCGTATTCTACGCGCTTTATCATTACGTAGTTTACGCTTCATTTCTTCTGTCATATGTGTTGGATGGATTAACGGGAACTTTGGTGTACTATGGTACTCAAGGTACTTACCTAAACCTATAATATAGTCAGCAGGACTTACACCTTTATGACCTAATCTAGCTTTAGTCTTAACTCTACCTTCTGCACCGTTACAGCTATTGTGTAAAGCACCACGAATAAACCCAGTGTCGTGGCAATGGTCTAACACTGCCCTGTCTCTAGGTGTGAACGGGTTATTACACACCGCACACTTATTCTTCTGTCGCTTTATTAACTGTGATAGTACTGACGCTACTTCTGTTGGTTTTAACTGTTTTGCCATGATACGTATTACCCTAGTTCATGCACTTCCTTGTCGTAACGTATAGCTTTGAATCGTGGTTCTCTGTATGAACCATCCTTTAACTTCTTCATAGCTTTAATCTCTACCACTTTACCCACTATACTTGTAGGGTCTGATAGATATTCTTTACGTTCTTTATGCGTAGACGCTCCCATACCAATTTCATGCTTTTGGTCTACTTCATCAATACAAAGTAACTTACCTGCAATACCTTGGTGGTCTCCTTGACCTTCAATAACTTTTAGTACTCGCATTTCAACTGTGAGTTCTTCTTTGATTTTTAGTAGGTCAGCATTACGTGAGCTAGGTGAGTACACTCCATGTAGTCGTTTCATTACTACACCCTCACCATTGTATCCCCACACTTCTTGTGCGCATTGTTTCCATACTTCTGGTTCAGCACTAACTGCTAGTACTTTTGACATACGTATGTTAGGTAAAGCAATACGTGATACAACTTCTTCTGCGAACGCTAGTCGTTTGTTGAAGGGTACTTTGAAATCCCAATTAGGTAGGAAGTCATGTACACGTAGGTACACGTTCTCTGCTTGCTCATACTTACGGTTAAGTATACCGTTAAGTTCTGCAAATGAGTCGTACTCTAAACCTTCAATCATTATTTCGAATATCAGTCTACCTTGAACTTCTGGTCGCTTCTCTCTAATCAAAGCAGACAAATCAAGTAGTGCTGGTATTTCACGCAGCGCCCTTGAGTGTATAACACAACTAGGGAAGTCAAGGTATCCATACCAACCGTCATGTTTTTCGAATACTACATAGTCACCAACATATGCTGGCTTCTTCTTTTCATCTTCTAGATAAAGATGTTTAGCTTTCTGTGGTTTAATATCTAAACTCATATGGTACTCCTGTAAACAACCACGTTAAACGTTGAAACCATGTTGCCGTATGTACAGTGTTTCTGTACTCACGTAACGCAACTAACTTATCTTGTAGTTGTGCATTACTCGTACGTAAAGCTGTTTCATACGCTTTATGACGTTCTAACATACCTTCTACTAAATCAGGTGTTTTGAACATTGCTAGTTCTTCTTTAACGTCTGGGTGTATTGCTAGATATGTATCTATGTCTTCACGTGGTGTGCGCTTGCGGAAGTGTGTGATTCTACACGGCACTTCCACATGCATTACTTCTGGTACACCACCTTCGTATGTTACACTGTTTTCTACGCTAACACCGTAATGGTATTCATGGGCAGGTGTACATGGCACTTCTTCAATGTTCAGCGTTACTAGCTTTACCATTCTGGTCATTAGGGAAGTACTCCTTCATTAATTTCTTGTGATACTTACGTGGTATATTCCACTCGTCTAGGATGACTCGCATCTTGCGCTTTGCTACACGCTCTGTTACGTCACCGAAGTCAATCCGCATCACTGTGACTGACTCTTCTCCATCTACTAATTCGTTAACAGGTATGAATACTTGCACTTCTACGCTCCTTAAATTCACCGACTACTTTAATTTGTCTTTCTGTAGGTCGTACTTTCATACCTAAGTCTGTTAGGTAATACAATACGTCCCATGGGTTATCGTTACGTTGCATCCATAATAGGTATGCTTGCTCAATGAACATTTCCATTGCACGTCCACGATACGTTTCCCAGTACAACTCATACACACGCTTCATAGCTTCTTTACAAGTTGTTACGCCTTTTAGTACTTCAACTGCTTTACTCTCTCCACATAACCCGAAACCATCTTTACGTGGTTTACCTGATTTAAGTGGTGTATAAACGTCTAACATACTGTTACTGATTTTTGGTAATCCTGGTATCTTATCGACACTATCACCCATAATCATTTGATGCCAGAACCACGAATAACCTTCACCTATGAGTTTGGGTTTAGTATTTCCAACGTCTCTGTACGACGTTTTTCCATAACCATCCACAGTCCAGATTCTGGCAGATTTGGGGTCAGCGTGCTTACCCTGTACCATCCATAAGTCTTTGTCACCGGACATAATGACGGAGTTGTCGAGGTCGCTATTTTGATACCTACACATAAGGTCGTCTGCTTCATGATGTAAGCCTACTACTACTGACATATTGTCTGGTAGCTCTGTTGCATTAGCAAGTAAGTGTCTTATCTCACGTACTAATATTTTAATTGGTTTGTTAGGGTCACGCTCTTCTTGATAGACTTTTACTGTAGCCATATCTTCACGTCCTGATTTCTCACCTAACGTAATGAACATATTTACATGTTCTGCACCGACCATTACCCTATCCATGTTTACTTTGTCTAGGATACGTTTAAATGCTTTTGATGGTGGCTCGTCTAAGTTCGCACATTCGTAGCAACTAAAGTCGGTATCGTGTTGTAGTACTCTGTTTGGTACTGTCGCTCTTGTCATATGGTCTGATTTAGACGCATCTTTACCAAGCTTCTGGAAATCCATTGAAATCCCCTTAAATAAGGCTCTGAATAAACGTGGGCAGCATAAAACTACCCACATGATTAACTAGCCGTTAAAAGTCTGGTTCTTCCTCAGCGGGCTTGTCAGCGGCTTTAGCGAGACCTGATAAATCAGTATTTTCATTAGCTGACTTTGTTGGTTCTTGTGTTGGTTCTGCACCACCAGTCTGGTTCTCTATTTCGTCAAGAGACACATGTTCTTCTACTAGTGCTTGTGTAACTGAACCTTCCCATTCAATGTTCTTCTTGATGGTTTCTTGAATCCAGTTCTTAGAGATAGTCTTCTTCTCTTTAGTCTTGGAATCTTCTACTTCACGTTCACCCTCGATGAACAATGAATCCCACATAGCTTTGACATCTTCATCGCTGATGTTGTCGTTTTCCCATAGGAACGCTTTAGGTGTACCGTCGAGTTCTGCAACAGGAATAGGTGTTTCTGTACCTGATAATGCGTCTATTTGTAGTGGTGCTTTTAGTGACCAACCTGCATCGTCTTGTAAGTTAGCATATACTTGCTTCTTATCACCTTCGCCTACTGTATTGTGGAACACTTCACCTAGGAATGGTAAACCAATCATTTGTACGAAATGGTTGTACTTGTTACCATGTGCTTTGTTCATTACGTTGAACAGTTTCCTGAAGCCAGACTTTGCAGTCATACCTTTGTTCAAACGCACAGTGATTTGCTGTGGTACTTTCTTACCATCAATCTCAATCATGTGTTTAGGATGATTAAGCTCGAACGTTAGCATTGCTTTCAACGCTGGTTTGTGTGCTGGGTTGTTACTTTCGTGACGACCTAACTCGATGTAACTTAGCAGTCGTAATAATGCCACGCCTTCTACTGGAATCTCACGCTCGAATGTTTTATTCTGCGTCATGTCCTCGGAAGCTGCTGCTGCTGAACCTAATTTACTGAAATCCATTATTTATCTCTCTTTAGTTTACTTTTAAGTTTGTTTAGTATTTTGTTTGCATTGTCATAAAACCACGCTAACAACCATAGTACAGCTATTAGCACTATGATTATTCCTGCGACAATATCGTCTATAGTGTACACAAACATTAGTGTACTACCTTCATATCAAACATGTTATCACCAATCTCTGTTTCGCATGGGAACGGAACTGTTATATTTAACGTATCTGGGTATGCAGCATTGAACACTTCTGGTACTGATTCCAGTATCTCTTGTGTTTTCATTGCTACTTGTTTGATTACATCACTTTCACCGTCTAACCATACACAGTCGTGTACAGTGTTAACTAGAAGTACTCTTCCACCGTATCTATCTTGCTCAAGCATATGTCTGAATAAGATTCCCAACATTGTTTGAACAACTTCTCCACCGAAACCTTGGACAGGGTAATTCTTTCGCTCAGTAGGGCTGAACCCCGTATACTTACCATGCTTATGCATAAACTCAGGTGTACTTCCTTCTCTCCAGATATAGCGAGTGCCAGTAGGGCTATCCCAATGACCTTCTCCCTGTGTGAAAGCAACTCCATTGATAAACAATTTGTTTGCTGTCGGAATCCTTGATGTGTTGATGTGTCTTTCAAGTTGTTTGTCAAATTCAATAACCATTGGATATAGTTTCTCTTCTGCTTCAATAAGAGCATCGACTTCACTTCGTGGCATTCCGGTATCTTCGCTAATTGTAGCAGCACCTGCTCCGTACGCACGCTGGAATGAGAATGACTTTGCATTTGTTCTTCCCATAACATACTCTTCTATCTCCAATACTTTAGCTTTGTGTTTAACTTCATCGTATCCCTCACCTAGTTTTGCAGCAAGCCTTTTACAGTGGAAGTCAACACGGTCGCGTAAATCCTGACATAGTTGTGGGTCGTTACTTAGTACACCCTGTATTACAACTTCTAACTGACTGTAGTCAATTTCAGCAACTTTACCGTTCTTGAATCTAGAGGTAAACATCTGCTTAACTTCACTAGTTCCACCGCGAGGTATGTTCTGCATGTTAGGTTCACGGGATGATAGGCGACTAGTAACTGTACTTACATGGTGTATTGAGTGATGAATAATATCATCGTCACCAAGTAGTGTTAGCATACCTTTACGCTTACCTTTCTTGTCTTCCTGCCAGTAGTATGTACCAAGGTCTTTACCAATCTTAGTAGCTCTAGCTAATGCATTTGTAAAGGGTAACCCACGCTTACCTAATGCTTCTATTATTTCAGCACCAGTACTATACATAGGGTTATCGTATGCATCTGTTTGTTCACCTTGCCATTTAGGATTAGGTTTTACATAACCTTTAAACTCAAAGTAATGCGGTTGTTGTGCACCTTTTGGTTTATCGGTATCAGGCACACTTACTTGTTTAGTCTTACCTTGACCTGCACGTTTGCCACCTTTATATCTGTCTTGGGTTTTGTACCACTTACCATTGTGTTGGAAACCTTGTCCTTCTGGCACTTCACGTACATAGTATGCACCTGCCTTTATACACATAGATGTCGGTACTGCCTGTCCATCAAATAGTGGGTACTCTACTTTTTTCTGAGAGTATATGATATTGCCATTCTCGTCAGTATGTGGTAACCACTTCATGTACTTAACTACACCACCGAATATCAGACACGACTTATGTGTGTTACTGTTCCAGTTGAACACTAACTCGGGTGGTAGTTCTGGGATGAACTCTTCTAACTCTTTGTTTGCAGCCATTAAAGCATTATACTGTTTCTCACGTAATGCTTCACCAGCTTCACGGTCAATCTTGATACCGTTGTATTCCATTTCACATGTAGCAAGTAGTCCATCCATCCTGAACTTAAACATACGTTTGAATTCTGGTGGGTGTTCTGCGTTCATACGCTTTACTTGTCCACACATAATAAGCCACGTATTGTGTACGTCACCTATAATATCTTTACCATCACCACATAAGTAGTCATGTAGTAAGTCTGCGGGTACTTCTGAGGTTAAGTAACCTTCTTCCCACAACTCTTTAACTGCGTCTATCTTACAGCCACCACCGTACTTCTCGGCAACGTCATTCATTGATACCATCTGTACGTCTTGTGTATGACCACCTAGTAAGTACTCTGCGTACTGTCCGTCGTATATAGTAACACCACGTTTCAAAGCATTTTGTAATGCAGGTTGTTCCCATATCCATAGCAAGTCAAACTTAATGTTGAATCCATTAATAACATCACCTTTCTTTAGTGAGTTTAATGCATCTACCATTATTTCTTCACGATGCCATTCTTCGAATCGTACTGAATGTCTTTCACCACCGTTGAAACTCCAACCAGCTTCTACGATGTAGTTTCTTTTGTCGAACGGAGAAGCCTTACGTTTATGTTGTATATGGTTCTCAGTCTCTAAATCAAATGTTAATACTGTCACTGTGCTTCTCCTTATTTACAGCGGTACACTACCCTCTCAGTGTCACAGTGTGGGCGGCTTTGTTCTTCTGAGCCTTTTGCCCAGTAATGCACCTCTGTAAATAAGTGTGTTTGTTAACCCAGTACACCTCTGGGAGATAAGGAACACCTCCTTCTAAAAGTAGTAGACTCACTACTATGCGCATGTTTATGTGTTATTAGTCACCGCACAACTTATTTTATAGACTAGTTGCCAAAGTCTTACTCAGTGTGTCCACCAAGCGACTGGTAAATTATAAATCTTCTTCTTTTACAAACACACCATTAATCATCTTACCTTTACGGTCTTTGATATCAAGTATTGCCTGTGCGAAGCAGTCTCGTAATTCTAAACCATTACGTAACGCATGGTTAATTAATACAACGTTTACATCACCTATAGAATCCTCGAGTGTTTCACCAGTTTTATCAGTCACAATACGACCTTTGTCTAACATTGTGTCTAACTGGTTCTTCATATCCACTACACAATCATATGGTGTAGTATTCGGATGTAACGCCATGTACACTTCTACAAACTCTTCAAACAGTTTAGTAAACTGCGCTTTATCCGTAGAGCCTTCTACTAGGTTACGTTCTTTATGCCACATTCCAATTGCAGTAGACAACTGACTTATAGACATAAACGCAATCTGTTCTGCTGTTAATTCACTTACACTAAATTTTTCACTCACAGGCTTTACACTCCCCTTTACTTGCTTGAATGCCAGCCATTGTACGCATGTAGTATACAGCATGTACGTTTTCATCTAGGAAAGCTTCTTGCATAATTTCCATGATGTACGCCTCGTCTTCGTCAGCATCAAAGAAGAAATTCAATGATTGTGTCTGACATATCTTAGGCTGACGTGCTGATGCTAATCGTAACAATGTACGTTGGTCAACTTCATAAGCTGTTTTAAATACTTCTTTCTCTTTGTCAGTTAACCAGTCCAGATGTTGTACTGAACCGTTTGTGTCCATAGTTAAGTCACGAACTAATTCGTCGTTAAACTTACCACGGTCTTTAGCTAACTTTAAGAATACAGGATTTATTCTATATAGAACACCTGCTGCTGTTTGTTGGTTGTATGCATTTGACACAATAGGTTCTATACCTTGTGACACACCACCACAAATTAATGCGTTAGTTGTCGTAGGTGCTATTGCTGTTCTGTGTGTATTTCTGACACCATGACCTTTACACCATTCTGGTTCACCAAACTCTTTAGCTAACCACTGTGATGCTCTCAACGACTCATCATGTAGTTTGTTAAATATCTGGTGGTTAATCATATGTGCTTCAAAGCTTTCTAAACTTATCATTTCTTGTTGTAAATAAGTATGAAAACCTAATACACCTAGACCTAATGCACGAGACTTCTCAGTAGAACGTACTACTTTATCAAAGCCTGACTTACCTTTAGCTTGTTTAAGGAACTCGCTCACGACACAATCTAAGAACACTGTTGCTATGTAAATAGCGTCTGTGTCTTTCCATTCATTGTATTTTGCTAAGTTCATTGAACCTAACACACAAGTGAATGAATGGTCTTTGTCGCTGTGCAAGGCGATTTCAGTACACAAATTACTTGCTAGTACTTTTAAATCTAATTCCTTGTACATCTCGGGGCTGGCTCGGTTTACCTTGTCAACGAAGAAGAAATAACCCTTTCCGGTCTCTGCTTTCACCTTCATTGCTCTTGCTAGGCGTTCCGTTGCATCCTTGTCACCTGCTTGTAGTCTGCTAATAAACTCGTCAGTGATAACCCAACCTAAGTTCAAGTCATCTGGTTTACGTTGCAGATAGTTAACTACTTCATAGTAGTCACCATGCTCTATTGGCAGATAGCCTGCCCATGCTCCTCTACGGGCTTGCCCTTGTTTTACCTTACGCATAACATCGACGTATGTTGTTATTACATCTAACACACCTGATGATTGTCCACCAGTAGATATTGCACTACCTCGTGGTCTTATGTCGCCTAGGTAAGACGATGTACCAAAACCATCTTTGGTCAATACTGCTAGTTCTTTTGCGGAGTCATAGAAGTCTGAGATACTATCTCCAACTACTTGTCCACTACAACTAACAGGCATACCTCGGTCAGTACCCATGTTTGCTAAGACAGGAGTACTAGCACCGAACCATCCTTTTGAAAGTATTTCGTAGAACCACATATGCCATGAGTCTACATCATCCATATGTTTTGCTGCTGTGTGTGCAATACGGTTAAACGTGTCATTCACGTTAAGACCTTGCCACATGTACTTTTGTTTAAACATCTGGTAACCACCAGTAGTCATCCACTCTGGTACTTCACCTTGTTTCTGTAAATGCTTTCGTTCAGCACTTAAACGTTCGTATTCGGTTGCCATGCAAATCTTCTCTCTTTCCAGTTTCTGTTATACTCTGACGGAACTGAGACAAAGAAGTCACCGAACTTAATCATGTTAATATCTTTGTAGAACCATGTTTCTGTAGTGTTCTCTGTGTTGTTAAACACTGGATGCATATCCAAGTTATCCATACACATATTTAGACGGCTCTTTACAAACAACTTCATATCGTTTGCGCTAACACCTTCTATCTCACCCTTAGAGAATATCATATCAATGATAATACATTCATGTTCGTACAATGTATGTGCTACTTTAATAAGACGCTCTTGTAATGCAGCTACATCAACTTCATGTCCAGCTTCTAACTTCTCAGCTAACAACTGTTTAAAACTCCATGCACCACCTTCACCGTGTAAGTTTTCGTCACGTACAGAGAAGTTAATCCCAGACACTACGTTAAGTAACTTGTTTTTACCACGTGCTTGGAAGTGTTTTAAGAATGCAAATGAACTATATAGTATTGCACATTCTACCATACTAAACGCACCAATAGATGTTAGGTCATCTTCGTGGTCTACCATACTATCAATGAAATCCATTCTACTTTTCAGTACTGGGTCATTCACGTAGTCTGTGTAGAACTCGTCGTTGTCTAATCCTAATGCTTTGTTTATTTTGTTATAGAATGGTGCATGAATACCTAGTTCAGTGTAAGCAAATGTTGCTGCCATCTGACGTATATCGTGTCTTGGGAACATACGTTTAAAACGACCTCCCCAATACTCATTACCAGCTACTAACTCATACAACGTGAACAGCTTTAACGTAGTGATAACACCATGTCTTTCTGCTTCTGTCATATTGACTAGTATATCATGAACGTCTTTATCTACCTCAATTTCGTTAGCACCCCAGAACACATCTTCTTGTGCTTCTGCGAATGTAATTGCCATTGGATAGTCAAACGTATACGCTTCTTTATACGTCTGCATTCGTACCTTTGGTTTACTCAAACCTAGTCTCCAACCAACGCCCTCCACGACTCAGGGAATAAAGGACGGATTATGTTGTCGAGTTGTTTTGCGAACTCCTGAGCCTCGACTTGTGCATGTCCATCAATACGTAGTGTAAACACATGTGCGAACGCCATAAGCGAACCTGTCCATATGTAATCCACCATCATTGATTGTGGTAATAAAGCACGTGCTTGCTCTGGTGCAACACCTTGTGCAATCCACGCTTCGTAAGTACCTAACGCTACATCAAGTACATGTTCATACTGGTCGTCTAAGATGTACTGGTCTACTTCTTGAAATAGTCCTGAACTACCTTGTTTAATACTTTTGTCTGGTCGTTTACGCCATTTGCTCTGCATCTGGAAGAACTCAAGGTTCTCATCTACATAACGTCTACTAACTTCATTCCATGACAGTCCTACTTGGTGTTTACCTAACTGGCGTGCAATAAAGATAGGAACTTTACAGCGAACAGTAATTGCATTATGTCTAAACGGTGAAGTGTGTTTATGGCTTGCTAGGTACGTGATAAGACTATTACGTCTATCTTCTGAGTAACCAGCTGGTAGTTCCAGCCAGTTTTCATCACTACCCATTGATACTCGTGCAACATTAGCTACAGAGTTATCGTTACCCATGTGGTCTAGATACGTTACTACTTGATGACTATACATTTTTACCAAACTCCGTATATTTTTTACCGTCTACTTTGGTAATTGTCGCTTGAACCCTCATTTGCTGTAGTGTCGTAATTAGTTCTTCTAGCGATACGCCGTTCTGTAGAGCGTAACGTAATCCGAAGAATGCTATTTTCTCTGATGCACGTTTAGTATTACTACCTTTCTTCTTCTTACCCAATGTACGTGCTGCACTAGTGCGCCATAATTCTTTGAAGATATTAGCTTCTGTTGAGTTCATACCTAATGTTTCGATAATGTCGTTACATTCTGCTGTGTAAGGTACACCTGTTGTTGTAGGCTGTTTTACTTCTGCAACATAATAGTTACATGATAGACCAGAGTTCTCTGCACCTTTACGTTTAGACTTTTTGTTAAAGCTAGATGCTCTTATATTTGCAGCAAGTGATGCGCCAACCCGTTTCTCTAGTTCTGCGAAGTCTGTATGTAAGTACATACTGGCTAAATCTTTTTCTTTTGGTCGTAAGTCTACTACTACTCTATTTTCTTCTGGAGTAGTATCTTTTAGCCATGTCTCTAACGTATCATTGTAGTACTCTGCTGTACTAAACTTGTACCATAAGTATTGTTTTTTGTAGCTGATTACACCCTCTGCACCTGCTGGCGTAACACCGTTATCTATACTACGCTTATACAGTTCTATTACTGGTATTGTAAACATTATAAGTATCTTCCTTTGTCTGCGTCGAAAGTAATCTCTTCCATTAAGTCTGGCATACCTTCTCGCTTTGATTTAGTCTTTGGCATAGATATGCCACGTTTGTTCTGTAAGAGTGGGTCATCACTAGAGCCTAGCATAATGATACCATCACATGCGCCCTGCTTACCTGTTTTACTATCTTTTAGCATGTTCTCATTAGGGAACATTAACCCTGCACCCTCGTTACTAACTTGTGATGTAGGGAATACTGGACAGTTGTAACGTACACCTAGTTCACGTGCCCACTGATATAACTGCTCAAGTCGTTGGTCTTCGCGCACGTCTTTAAGTGTAGGAAACTTAACATTATCCAGCATATCCATAACAATAGCGCCAACATTATCTAATCCTATACCCTCTAGAATCTCTTCTAAATGGAAGTTGTTTTTACCATGTATGTCGTATACGCGCACTCTATCGTGAGCACCCATAACTTTTACATACTCGTCTCGTAATGTACCTTTAGCTTGTAACTGTCTAAGTTCACCATTGGTCATGTATAATGCTGATTGAATCTGTCTGGACATTATACGCTGTCTACGTGATTCATTATTGAACCATACGATTACCTTATTCTTAGGCATCTGTTTAGACATACTATAATTAAGGTGTGTAAGGAATGTAGTCTTACCTTTGCCCGGTCGTGCTGCTACTATGTACTGGTCACCACCTTGTATTTTACGGTAGTGTTCATTCATACAACGTAGTGGCCAACTGTAACCAGTGTCGTCGTTCTCTTCACCTACAGTGGAATCATCGAAGTCTGCAAACTCAAATGCATTAGTTCGTTCTAATGACTCTTTTACTCTACTGACTAGATTGTCTATAGCAGGAACTACTTCAATGTCTTCACCAGCTTGATAGTCGTCGAGTACATTACCTACATTTGTGGCAAATTCTAACTCTAATAACTGGTTAATGATATTCTTTTTAACGGACTCTGATACGTCCTCTTCCATACGTTCTAGTAACTTGTTAAAGAACTCACAATCTGAATCGCTGAGACCTTTGTGCCAAGTTGTAAAGAACATACTTCTGAATGACGGGAAGTCTATCTCTTTGTCATCTTCGTTTATTTCAAAGTACTTACGAATGTCGTCTGTTATAGCCTTTGTCTTTTTGTCAATGGCTGACTTAGGTATATAACGATGTACTTTCTCAAATTGTTCTCTGTATTTAATAATACGTAATAATGCTAAATCAATCATATTGGTCTCCTTTGAATACAACACTATTTAATGCTTTATTCAAACGATGCCACTCTTTCCAATACAGAGCGGTGGCAATCTCCGGTCGTTCTCTTTGATATAGGCGACTCACCCTATAGGCAGTGTCTTGCTATTATGCTACTGCTGCCAGTTGTGTTTCATCATTTGCATTTATATTTAAATGATAAATAGCCAACTACGACGAAACTATACATTTGTTTCTGTTGTTTTCACAGGTGGTGCTGACAGTTCCATTGTCCGTACGGTCTTACATACGTAATGCATTCTCTGTGTATTAACAACTTCTTTGTGTGCTAACTCGTTTGCTTGGTCTTCTGTTTCTGCTAGTGCAGCAACTTTACCTTGAGTGTTAACGATTAACCAACTAATATTTTTGTCCATATCTTTTAGTAACCTTAAATAACCTGCGTCATAGATACCATCTTCTGGTAGCTGTATTGCATCTAGTTCATATGGTTGTACTACACCATTTTCCCAGTGAATGTTTACCTTTGTTCTACCCTGTAATACTATTAAGTCACCGATTGTACCTACCCAACCTCTTCTAGAGTTACCCTTTTTAGAGTGTTCTACTCTACGGTGCTTTAGACTACGTATCTCTTCTTTTCTGTTCATACTACAACCTACTAATGAACCAGATACCTTTACTGTCGATGAAGTTAATCCAATCTTCTTCTGTCCAATGTACTGTCTGTACAGGTGGTGCAGGAATCTGGTAATACCCTTTGCGATACAGCCATACTTTATTAGCATTTGTTAATTCACTCATTGCCAACCTCTAGGTTACAATGTCTACATTTACAGTCTACATTTGCTTTAATAAAGTCTGCGATGTCTTCTTCTGAATATCCGAAGATACGTCCCATTAAACGTTGTTTCTCTTCTTTAGACCTAACAACCATAGCTGCTTTGGGTGAATTAAGCAAAGAGAATACACCATGTAACTTAGCGTTCTCATTACGTGTTATAGTCAACTCGTTGTTATTGTGTAATACAACTGTTGCTACGTTCTGTAACTTTAAAGCACGTTCGAATTGTTCTGGTTCTTTACGACCATCAATCAAAGCTAATGGTTTAATACCATTCATGACGTACTCAAGTTCTTTTCCTTCATGTGGTGCTACAGGCATAGAGCCTCCTTAATTTGTCTGTCACTCAATTTCTTAGGGTCTACACTAGTTACTATGTTTCTTACTTCCGTAACTAAACCTAGTGTTTGTCTAATTGTGTAAGCGCCTAATCTACCTGCTCTGTCTGGGTCAAGCCACGTAGTGACATGCCCGTACTCCATGAGTTTTGCTGCTTGGGTAGTAGTTGCTTTTGTTCCCAGCATAGAGAAGCATTTCTTATGTCTTCCGACACGAATTGCAGATAGTATATCCTCAACCACAACAGCTGACGTATCTTCTTCTCTGCCGATGGACTCAAACACAATTGAATCTCGTCCGGTGCTAGGTTGTAAGTACTTTGGTTCTTGTCCGCTAAGTACTGCTCTAAGTTGATACCAGACAAGGTTGCCTTTACGGTCGTAGACTGGTAGTACAACTCGTTTATATTTTTCTGAATAACCGATACCATATTCTCGGCGTGTTGACTCGGTGATACTTGCTTCATAGAGCCACAACCTCCCTTCCAACGGAATTTCATCTGTGTAATCCTCTGGTAGTTCTAGTTTAAGCTCTACCTTATCAGCTTCTTCATTAAGTCTACGTATCTCAGCAAGTTCTGCTAATGATAGTTTACCTTTCTTACGTCTGTCCGTGAAGTCACAACGATAGCAGTTACACCAATACTCTTTATGCGAGTGATTTACTGATAACTTACTTTCTTTGTGACACTCAGGGCAGTCAGTCGTTGTTTTCCCGTTTACAGGAAGTGTCTGTGCTAGTTCCAACCAGTTCATCTTCTTCCTCAAGAATAAATGTATTTAGTTCTGTTGTACCTTGCCGCTTTAACTCGTCAATGTAGTCGCCTACATCTTTCTCATTTGTGATTTCAGGTTGTTCTTTACCGAACATACATCCCATCCTATATCTGTTGCTATGTCTATAACATGCAGGATACGTTCTACTGGGTCTGTATTGTATTGAAATAAATCACGTAGCATTACTAGTTCATTGTCTAGTTCTGGTACTTTTAGATGTCTTACTACTTCTCCAGTTGATATATCCAACTCGAATTGATTAATGTTAAAGTCGAAGTTCTGTAGTACTTCATACTTTGTTTTTGCATTCCAGAATATAATGTCTACACCAATGTCTAGTGTCCACACTGTATATACTCTGTCGTCCCCACTAGCTGATGCATTTTCTGCGTACACTTTAACGTTTATACCGTTACGTGTTAGCCAGTTATGTAACATATCTGTTAACTTTATCTCCGCTATATCATTAGGGTGATAGTTATACACACATATGTCTAAATCTTTTGGTTGTCTACCGTAATGTATATCTCTTGGGTAGCCACCTAGTACAGCGAAGTCAAACAGGCATGAATTTAATCGTCTGAATAGTTGCTGTATTAATTGTTCTTCATGTAGCATGTTTATCTCCTCTAAGTAATTAGCACTGTATATAGCCCACAATTACATGGGCTATACGGCACTACTAACTAAGACTTAAAGTTGGTCTAAGTCAATACCTTCTGGTGCAGCTTCTTCTACTGGTTCATCAGTAGTTTCTGCTTTTGCGCCAGATGCACGTTGTTCCGCAGTTGCTTTAGATTTAGCTTGTGCTTCCACAATAGCTTCGTCGAATGCGCCAGCTTCTACACCATTAAGTAATGTTTCAGTATACGCTTCAACTTGGTCTGCGTTTGCATTAACACGAGTCGCACCTTCACTGATAACATCAAGAGGTAACACGTACTTACTAATACAAAGAGTAAGAGCCTGTGTTCCATCTTCATTCGCCACTTTGTTTCCATCACGAACCTTCGCCAGTTTACGCGCTTCTTCAATTGGCAATTCATGGAACGGTGTACGGGTTGAACCCTTTACGAAATTGTTCTTAACTGCCGCTGCTTCCAACGCTGAAAAATCAAATGCCTTTGACATAATTATGTTTCCTTGTTTCTGGGTGGAACTACCACCATTAAAGTTAAATGTTGCGTGAGTGTTCCCACGACTTTTGTGTTGGGTGAGCTTAACTCCCAGATATATAGCTCATTCGAATGAGGTATCTACCCTCACATCACGGTCTTACGACTGCGAATTTCTGTACTCACGAACTAACTCGTGAATTGTTTGTTTTATCATCTTAGGTGTAGGTGGTACATCACCACGAGAACCTACTATACTATGATTTTCCCATATAGCTACGTGTAATGTGTTACGTACACAACTACCAGATATAGTACCATCGTCTAAACCTAGTTTGATAGCATTACGTGTTGCTACATTACGTAGCTTATTTGTCTCTACTTCGAATCTGTTCATACTGCACGTACCACCACTTGTTTACCACGTGATAGGAACGCTTCGATGAACTCGTGACCAGCAATCATAGCATCACTACGTTGTGGTGTTAATGTTTTGTCTTGACGTTGTTCTGTACGATATGCTTTCTTCATCGCTTTAACAGAACCCTGCTGACGGAAATTTCTTGAACTACGGCTTTTCATTGTTTTCTTCCTCTATAACTTTTGCTAATGCTTCTAGCAGTGTGTTGTGATAAATAATGATACATGCCGTCATTGTTCCTGTTGGCATGTTGTGTGCTTTTGCTATTTCAATAGCTTGGTTTAAAGCTGAGTCTACATCTTTATCTGTTGTGTATAATTCAACTTTACTACCTCGTATCGCCTGTATTATTTCAGCTGTACTCATACGGACACTTACTCTTTACACGACGTACTACTTTAGGTCTAGCATTACTACGCTCAACCCACTTACAATCTTTTGTTACACCACGTGAAACCACACTAGTTCCTCCTATACACGCTTTACCTTTTATTCCACAACCGTCACTGTCGACAATTGCTTTAGCTGTTTGATGGACGTTGATAGACATGATGTTCTCTCCTGTTTATTTGTCTCGACTACTCCCTCCTTCGACAATTCCCCGAATGGTGTGTAGCCCGATAATACTTGTTTAAGTGGTAGGTCTATATACCCACGAATGTTTGTCCCCGACTCTCCACGCATGTAATTATACAGGAATGGGTTAGTCAACTTTATAACTTGCATGTACTTACTAGCATGGCTCTCACTACACCGTAGGTACGTTGCTATACACTTTGTACTTAACTCCCATACATTGCGATAAACTCGAAGTAACTTCATCCAATTAACAACACTCTGTGTCTTGTTAGTTCTACCGTCGTTAAACGCGCGAACACAACCAACTAGAATGTCTTCAATACGGATGTCAATCTCGAACTCTGTTTCCCACAATACATTATATGGGTCTCCCCAATCATCTTGTAGTACAAATGGGTTAGGAAGTACTGTGGGCTTACGACCTCCACCACTACGTCTGGTAGCAACCATAAGCCCTCACTTTATTAACTAAAGATGTACGCTGATTCTAATGCTTCGTTAGCATTGTAATCGTTCTTCTCGTCAAACACTGGACGCGCTTGCTCCATACTTTCACATAGGTCACCAAGTGCATCGTAGCAGTTGTGAACCATTGCAAACTTCTGACGAATCATGTTGCCAGTTGTGAAGAAATCAGCAGGACTACTACCGATTGAATCATGTACAGCAACTAAGTCGTGTTCACATGCATTAACAACTAAACGTAAGTGTGTAGCGTCAATTGAATGTGTGAAGTTTGGTGACATAGCTTGCGCTGTCTTTATAATGTCTAAATCAAGACGACCAACACCACGTTTACGAACTGCAATTGACTTACCTACACGAACTGTAACAGCTTCTGTATCTTCATAAGTCGTACTTGCTAAGAAACCGTCAGCTGTCATCCAGTTGAATGTTCTCTTACCCTCTGCAATCGCATACTCCATACGAGCTTTGATAGCATCAGTTAGCTGCGTAACAGCACCAGCTTCTTCTTCAATTGCTGTGATATAACACTTAGCAACATCAGACGCTTTAGAAACATCCTCACCTTTCTGAGCAAGGAACTTAGCAGTATTGCCAATGATAGTTGACTCTCTAGCACCGTACCCTGTAATCATAACTGGGTTCTTAGCCATACTACGTCCGTACTTTAATATCAACATACGAACTGAATCATCCTCAGCTAGTCTCGCTGCAACTTGTGCAATGATACCATATATATCTGCTGGCTTATCATCCTGTGTAGAAGCTACACAATTAACAGTCTTCGCTGTCTGTCTATGTCCAGTAATAGCTGCACTATGTTGCAAACCGTTACAAGTACCATCTTGATGACACACTAGGTTCGATGTCTTTTCAGACCATTCTCCACTAATGTTATTCAAGCGTTGTACTTCCTTGATTGCAACTAATGCTTGGAACACATCAGCACTTGGAAACACTCTTCTTACATCCATATGTGTGTCTATGTCTAACAACACATCCCAGTGTGACTGTACGTACTTGATACGGTCTTTGATAGACTCTTTATCATAGCCAATACAGTTGGCGATATGGATGCAAATAGCCTTAAAACCGTCTCTGCCAAGCTTTTTAAATTCAGCGAACTGGAAGGCTGCTTTACAGAAATCAACGCCCTGTGGCGATAATAGACCGCCTCTGTAGTACATACGACCACGCTTATCCATTGTGACAGGGAAATGAAATTCTTTGCCCTGCAATGTCTCAAGTTCACGGTATATGTCGAACGCTTCTGCATTTAGTTCTTTAGAGTTGAACATACTAGCGAACGTGTCACCTTTGTATAGCTGACCGTTTAGCTTCATGTCCTTTGCAGCAGCAAACATACAGTCTGCAACTGTGAATCTAACACTTTGAAGCTTATTAACTGCTTCAAGTACCTTTGGACTAACTGTCTTCTTACGTAGCTTACTACCCGTAATCAACTTGATATTAGCACCATCAGCGATACCGTTATCAATGTCTGTCCAATCCGCTGGCTTATGCACCAACGGTGCGCACTTCATACTAACTCTGTCACGTAGAACATCAATCAATTGATTAAGTTCTTGTTCTAAAGCTTCTGTCATAACATATGCTTTAACAGTGATATTACCACCATCCTGTAGGCGCACAATACGCTTCTCAAGAGTACTTTTGATGATAGAAAGGTCTTTCATCGAAGTCAGTAAATCTTTAGTTACAGGCATACATTCTTCACGAGTAACATGCATACGTTTGTATGTCTTCTTACCTAGTGATTCATGCTCTGTGTAGCAATGGTCATTAATCCAGTTGGCAATAGCCGTTGATACAAGGTCTGTGTTAACAGCACCATGATACTGAATCTGTTGCATTGCTATAATCCACAATGATTCACTCACTGACTGTTCTTTCCATACAGTCCAACCGCGTGAGTTCTCAAACTTCACAATAACCTCACCACCTAATACTACAGGCAATGATGCAAGGTTTGCAGCCAACCACTCATCTACTGCATCAAACAACGCAATCTCGTTACGTGCTGAATCAATTAATGAATCAACTTCATTCTGAATGTTGTTGATAGTAAGTGCTTGTGATACTGCTTTAGTGATAAATGATAACATGTTTGTATTCCTATTTGATTGAATTAGCGTTTCCGCTCTTTTTCGGTTGATTTGTTGCGAGAGCTTTGCTCGAAGTTCTCGTCTATGTAAACTGGTTAAACTGTCTGACCACGTAATAGATACAGACTATGTATAGCAGAGCCAATCATACTGTATTGACTGACTGTTAGCTTTTTGTTGAACATACGTAGGTTACTCAATGCCTTGATGATACCTTTACGCATAACATCATCATAACCAACAAAGCAAGATGTACGGTTGACGTTGACTACCACAAGCTTCTTACCATTAGCAGTAACATGAGTTGATACCATAACAGTCTTGTCTTTCACCTTATACTCTTTGTTTAACTTAATCATCATAACTCCTTAACTGTACAAGTACCATTACTCGTGATTATGTCTTTACGTTCAATACCAACAGCAATGTATTCAGCAACACATGCACTCTCCAGTTGATACTCTTTGTAGTCATTAACTACCATATCAGCAGCAATGTCTAACCCAATGATTGCAGCAGATAGTGCCACACCTAGTAACAAAACAGATATATCTTTAAGTATCGTATTTATAATCATGTTCACTGTATCCTATGAGTTAAATGAGTGTAATTGAGTGTTAATGAGTTTGAAGTAGTTTTATGTGAATAGCAAAAGAGACATGTAATTTGAAAAGAGACATACCTTTTAACAAAAGAGACATATATACCCACACTACTACACTCAAATCCATAAACAACTAACAATATGTACAAGGTAGAACACCTCGTATTCACCAATAAGACACACATGCAACTTGTTGCACCAAGCGGAGCGAACGCACGAATGAGCGAACGAAGTGAGTGAATGAGTAAGTGAGCATAGCGTATGCTTTTAGTGTATGTATAACACCCTATGGGGGAAATGCACAAATGATGTAGGG